TTCTCGGTGCTGTAGGCCGTTCCATCGGCCTTAGAGAGGGTTCCGTACCCATGCCCCCACTTCTCTGAGGCGACGATGGAGAGCATCTGACAGCACTCCAGAGGCATCTTGACAATGTGCTTGTCTGGGAGGCAAATAGCACTCTCAGCAGGCCAAGGGGAAGTCACAAAAATGTTCACGTTAGTTGAATGTTGAATCAGGTTCCAAGGCAATATAGTAGCAAAGATTGTACTTGGCGTTCGTGAACTGTGCCAGTAATTTTTCTGACACAACCACATCATAAGAGCCAGGAATAATCTTAATATTTTCTACCTTGAAATTGAAAACGAATTGCTTATCCGTTTCTCCAACAACAATAGAATATTCATTAGACGTATCATTCTTCTTATCACGAACAACAAGACGAATAACACCAGCATCACCAACTGCAGAAAGATCAGGAAGCTGATAAACTCCAGCAGCCTTAACTAATTTCTCCAAAGTTACACTATCAAGTTGAAAGCAAACATCCTGTGAAGGAAGCTGAATTTGCTTCTCTGGAGGGGAAATAATTACATTTGGATCTGCATAAAAGTACTTAACTCTACGCTTTCCTTCTCTAATCGTAATGTGAGATTCTTCTGCAAAATCTAGATCTGGATCCTGATGAAGGCTCAATCCATTCAAAAATTGATTGAGATCATAAATTGCAAAATCCCTAGGGAATTCTTCACTAATGTCAGCCTCAGCAAGAATGTTCTTGGCTACGGAAATTGTACGAAGACGATTTCCTTTCTTCACAAAAATTGAGTTATTAATTCCAGCAAAATTCTTGAGAAGAGCTAGTGTATTATCAGAGAGCTTCATAGTTTTATCTTTTAGTTTCATAATCAACGAAATTCAGTTAGACCATTATCTTGACGGGAATAATGCTTATCAAAGTGAAGAAGAAGCATAGCATAATGAATCACTTTCATCAAATCCCTTTTATTATGCCCATCCTTTTCACCGTAACGACTTCCATATTTCAGAATATTTGCTTGGCAAAATGATGATGCTAGACCCTTTGCAGCCATGAGATCAATAGTTTGAATATCTGAATACTCATCGTCTTGTCCGCAATAGTGCCCTTTGTAAGTAGAAGTCACATAATCTTCAATATCTTTAAGGATTTTATCCTCGTTGTATTTCCAAAGATGATTTGTTTTTTCAGTCATAGTATAATAGATAAAATTTGACAGTAAAAAGGGAAGGCTAATGCCCTCCCATGATTATATCAGAATGGAACGCTGGAGTCAAATTGAACTGGAGTGGGTTCCTCTTTGTTTTCATCAGTAGGCATCTGGAACTGTGCATCCACTTTATCATAGAGTTCAAGGAATGCTTGTTTGGTATCATCGTCAAAGCGATTTACACAAACTTGAATTGCCTTTGCCTTGTTGTTAAAGATGCTGTAAGCACGGATGATATGCACCAGACGACGAGTGCTGATGATTTCCTCAATACCACCGTCATAGAAGGTCTTGCGAATCACATCTGCCCAGTCAACAAGATTCTTACAGAAGTCCCGATCTTCCACACCAAGATCCAGAGCAACACCTTCCAAAATCTTCTGCTCAACAGACGTAGAAGGATACGATTGCTCAAAAGTCACAGGGAAACGCTCAAGGAAAGCTTCATTCAGAACATTAGTACCAATGAAGCGACCATCATCAGAACCTTTACCCTTAGTATTTGCCGTGGCAATTACATTGAAACCAGGAGCAGGCTTGACAAAGCGGCCGATTTTCTTCAAGAATACACCTTTACCTTCCAGAATGGACTGAAGGCACAGGATCTTGTTAGATGCAAGATCAATCTCATCCAGCAGAAGAATAGCACCACGCTCCAGAGCTTCAATCACAGGACCATTGTGCCAGGCGGTTTCACCATTCACAAGACGAAAACCACCGATCAGGTCATCTTCATCAGTCTCAATGGTGATATTCACACGGATAAGTTCACGCTTCAGTTGAGCACAAGCCTGCTCAACACCAAAGGTCTTACCGTTACCAGAGAGGCCAGTGATGAAGGTGGGGTAGAAAAGACGAGAAGCAATAATTTTCTTAACGTCGTTGAAGTTACCAAACTTGACAAAAGTATCATCTTTGTCAGGAACCAGATTTTGATGAGCTTCAGGAATAACAGAAACACTTTGGAACGAGCGTTCGATCTCGTCCACACGTTCTTGAGTGACTTCCAGATTCCAGCGGCCACGGGAAGTCTTATAAGCTTCAAGACGACGAGTAACGGTCTGATAGTTCAAAGAACGGGAGGCACAAAAGCCCCTCACATCCCCAGAAGTGATCTCAGAGCCATAGAGTTCCTTGAGCGATTCAATGATTTCGTTGTCAGTCACGGCAATTTTGCGAGGCATAATGTTGTTGAGGTCGTTGTTCATTGTAACAGGATCAATTATAAAGGACAATGGTGGGAGCTGGAGGCTCCCGTGGACAGTTTGGAAAGTGGTTCAGGCCACCAGTTCGATGAATTCTCCAAGAATTTTCTTGTTCATCTTCTTAGCTTTAAAGCTCTTCATAAAAGCATTTTTAATTGTAGTCTTAGCTGCTCCATCAGAAACTGTAAATTCAGAATCTTGAGAAAGTGAGTTGGAAGAGAACCCAAAATAAGTATGGTATCCAGAAGTTTTAATTGCAAAAGCCTTGTTCTTCTTCCAATCATCCATGATTTTAGTATATTCTGGAGTATGTGCCTGATAATAGTTGCGAATAAAATTCCCAGCTTCACGGGACTCCATCACCCGAATACCAATAAAATTGATATCAGGAAACTTATCACGAAGATTTCTCAAAAGAACATTTGTACCATTATACCATTCAGTATCCATGGAATATGTGGTTCCCGTTTTACGATCCCGAAGAAACACCCCACGACCAATTCCACAAATACCAAGATAAGGTTCTTTTTCCCATTTGCGGTTAAACTCTTTATGCCAACGAAGCTCAGAGCCTTCACCATCAGTCAAAATCACACACTGAACTTTCTGAAGTTTATTCTCCCTTTGAAATTTGGGAAGAATTTGATGAAGAGAAATGACTGCTTCATTCAAAGGAGTTCCAGAAAGAGTCAACCCAGGAGGAATACTATAACTAGAATAGTAAGATCCAAAATAATTAGCCAGACGAAAAATATTCTTCATCTGATCTTCAAGTACTTTTCCACTAACTTTACTTGTAAGAATGTTCATCAAAGAAAACCATTCATGAACCTGAAAAACACCTTCTCGCTTTCTATAAGCCGTTTGGCGAATTTGATGTTTACCATCCACATTTGTAGCTATAGGATAATCGTTAGTGAAAGCATAAACTTCAAATGGAATGGATACTTTCTTACAGAACCAAACAAGGTTAAAAAGCTGTTTGACAGTATCAAGCATGACATTTCCCATAGAGCCAGACCAGTCTAGCACAAAGATAAGACCATGATTTTTACCATCTGCAAGAGTAGTAACTTTCTTAAAGAGATCTTCACTAAACTTATAGTTATGCAGGCGAGCACAATCAAGAACACCAGTACGAGAAGTTGAAGCTCTTGCGTAAGAATCTGCAGCCTTACGACACTCAAATTCTTTTACAAGATAATTAACTTCTTTTTGAGCAGAGGTTTTAAATTGAAGATATTGGTTATCCACAACTTTCAGCATTTCTTTATCATTTACCCAATGACCATTGCAAACTTTATGAATCTCTGCATTTGAAATGAGAATATGTTTGAGATCAAGTTCAGGAACTTCGACATAAGCATTCTCAATTTCACCCTTATCAACAAGATCTTTAAGAGCTTCTTCCAAAGAATCCATAGTTTTGACTTCAGGATCAGTTTCAGCTTCTTTATCAGCTCCAGGAGAAGATTGCTCATTCTGAGGTGTTTGAGAATGACTATCAGAACCTTTACCTTGCTCCTGACTATTAGGTTTTCCTTCAGAAGATTCGGAATTCTCTTCCTGCTCAAATGGTTTAGGTGCCTCTACAATATTCCCAGGTGAATTAGTTTCTTGATCAGAAGATCCTTCACTTTCCCCAGGAATAACCTGACTGTCTTCTGGCATATTAGGTGCAAGAGACAAAGATTCGGGAATTTTACAATACTTGTAAAGAGCTTCAGCAGCATCCAGAACCTGAGCAAAGGTATCCGCAGCAGAAATTAGATCAATAATCTCTTGTTCTTTTGGAGTAAAGTTCAGCCTCATGAAGTTACCAATCTTAAAGTAAAGATTGGCACGGTCAGCAAGATTGTAAGTATTTACATCATCGTCACCAAGAGCGAAAAAATCTTCATCATAAAGTTCTTTATATCCAACGTAGAAGGTCTTTGCAAGTCCAGGATAGCGTCGCTTCATCAGCTTCTCAATACGTGCGTCTTCTACAACATTCACGAACTGAGGAGGGATCTTATGAGTTTCAATCCAGTTTTCATCTGGTGTTTCAAGAGCATGACCAACTTCATGACCCACAAGAAGATCATAGACAGTGCTGCTTGCTTTCTCCCACATAGGGAGAGTAAGAACACGGGTATGTACGTTAAAGCAAGCAGTCTCCACCTTCTTGTGTTCCACCACAAGGTCTTCGGTGGCAAGAAGACGAGCAAGTTGGGATTTGATTTCGTGGTTGACAGGCATAGGTCGTTTTGAATTTCCACTATCATACAAAAAAATGGGGGCCTTGCGGCCCCCTGTGTGCCAGTTTGGAAAGTGGTTTCAAACCCCATCAGGCATTGATGGAGTGACTTTGGGGCCACGTCCTCTATTTAATCTACCCATAAGTATAGAAAGAAGATTTTATATTACTTTCTTCTAGGTGCTGTGCTAGAATATACAGGTAAGCCTGCACGGGCAGCATTATATGTTTGAGTTTTAGCATCCCAATATTTAACTCCATTAGGAGTATTTACATTTCCACTAGCAAATCTATTTCCATTTGGTTTTGGCAATTCGCTACCAACTACCTGCCTATGAGCTGATGCTCCTGCAGCATTGCGTGTACTAGTATCCCAATATGTTTGGCCACGGCGTCCTGTCATCGGACCACTAGTAATAGGTTCTCCTTTAGGAGTACGTGTCGGAGCTGCATCTAGAGTTCCTGCGGAGAGGCGTGTTGGTGTCATTACCAAAGCAGCAGCACCCAAAGGAGTAGGTCTTGCTAATACTGAAGCGGCATTTAAAACATTACCAATAGTTTCTAATGTATCGGGATTAATTCCGCTTCGTGGATTAACACCTCTGGGATTAAATCTACTAGAACTTCCAGTTTGAGGTTCAAATCCTGGTCCAGTTCCTCTAACTGTAGCTCCAGGTCTATATGGATTTAAACGTGATGTAGATGGAGGAGTAGGTGTAGGAGTTCTAGGACTTAAATCCAATTCTAATTGACCTGGAGAAAGTCTTTGTGGAGTTGGGCGATTAAAATAATCAGGAGATAAACGACTAGATGGCCCTTGAGTACCCGTAGGAGGATCTAATTTAGGAAAAGGATACATAGGTTTTCCCGTGGTACTAGCATATCTTTGAAACCCTCCCTTATTAGTAAGCGCCGATATTTGTGATGCCAAATCTTCTTTAAGAATACTACACCTCCAAGCCTCACTCATATTCAACATAATAATTTCAGCTGCTTTTTTATTTTCAGCGTATCCTTCATCTAAAAGATAATCTAAAACTTGATCATAAACAGAATATTCTTCAGCTTGTCTTACTGGAGATGAAGGGACTGGCTTATCATCTTTAGGTTTAATAACTTTTTCACCTCTAGGCAATATTTTTTCCAAATAACTAGCAGCACTTTCTCCTGGAGGAATTGGAACACCAACACCCTCATAAATCCCATTATAAGCTTCCATCATATCCAAAATTTCTTGATCTCTCATCTCTTTAAATACTTTTTTAGTTATTTATTCTAGAAAATATTTAAGACACTACTCTAGAAAACCCTTTAACTTTATCAAATTTAATAATATTTTCAAATTTATCATGAAGATCAGTTTTATGAGAGATTACAAAAATATTAGCATCTTTAATTACATATCGAATAATTTTCAAGAACTCTTCAGTACCAAATCCATCAAGTGAACTATCAAATACTTCATCCATAATTAAAAGATTAGTATTGACTGAATTTTTAACTTTAGCAACTTCTCTCCAGGTAAAGAGTAAAGCAAGATCAATTCTCATTTTCTCACCTTCGCTAAAAGAACTATATGAAAAATCTTCATGAATTGGAGATTTAATACTTTCATTAAATTCAGAATCCAACTCAAAGTTAATATAAAAATCCATCATCTGAAGATAACGATTTACTTGCTGATTTATGAGAGGAAGATATTTTTTGATGATCTTCGTTTTTACCCCATCATCTTTAAGTAAAGAATAGGCAAAGTCATAATAAAGAATTTCTTCCTTTTTCTTAGAAATATCTTCAATTGTTTCTTGAAAGCTATTTCTAAATTCTTCCAATTTTTCATGTTCGGTATTTTTGTTTGCAAGATTTTGTACGATTGTTTCAATTTCTGTTTCAAAATCATGTATTTGTCTTTGATTAAGAGAAATGCGAGTATTATTTTTAGAAATATCAAAATTTAATTTTGTAATTTTTTTAGATAAAAAAATAAATTGTTCTTCTCTTTCTTGTTCTAATTTAATAGTCTCTTCAAGTTCTTGAAACCCTTTTTGAAGTTCTTTTGCCTTAAGTTGTGCTTCGGAAATTCTATTTAATCTAAACTCTTCTTCTATATTTTGAGTACATGTAGGACATACCATATTTTCAGTAAAGAACTTATGCTCTTTAGTAATTAATGATACTTTATTTGATAACTTACCTTTGAGATTATTTAATTTTACTATTTTATCACCAGCTCCAACAAAATTTTCAATGTCTGTTTGATATCCTTTTAGACTATATTCTATAGCATCATTATCTGCTTCATAATTACCAATTTCTTCATTTAACTTGATAATTTTTTCTTTATTGGCATTTATGTTGGCATTTCCACGATTTTCAAGTTCTTCAATGAACTCCTTTTGCATTTGAATTTTTTCTTTTAAATTTTCTTTAATTGAATTCAGAGATTTAATACTATCTTTTTGCTGTCTTATTTTATCTTTAATCAGAGCATTCATTGCAGAAAAAATACGAATATCTAAAAGATCTTCAATTACTTCACGGCGATTTGCAGTCGTCAATTGCATGAAAGGAACAAAAGCACTACTTCCAAGAATTACAATTTGAGTGAAAGATTTATAATTTACTTTCAGAATATTTTCTTCTAAAATTTTCTGATTTGCTCTATCGTCGGCCTCTTTGTGTAAGGCAATTCCATTTACCTCAATATCAAAAATATTTGGTTTAATTCCTCTACGAACAAGATAATTTTTATTATTTGTAGAAAATTGTATTTCAACTACACAATCCTTTTCATTTACACTATTCAATAATTGTGGTTTATTAATTTTTCTAAATGGTTTGTTAAAAAGCACAAAAGTAAGTGCATCTAAAACCGTAGATTTTCCTGCACCATTTGTTCCAATGATTAAATTTGTATTATGTGAGGTAAAATCAATTTCGGTAAACTGCTGTCCAGTAGACAGAAAGTTGCGCCATCTAATTTTTTGAAATACTAACATTTTTAGGAGGAATTATAATATCATCAGGGGTTATGACTGCGTACTTATAATTGTACATTTTGCAAGTTTTAATGGCAAGTTCGTCATCAACTTCCACCACATCCATCTCTTGCTCTTCTTGATCCTCTAGCATCAAAGCATATCTAACTGCATCATCTTCATCCTCAAATAGAAATAAGACTTTCTGTCCATATTGATCTTGGACAGCATAAGCACCATCGTCTTTTCTATCTTTGAGAGTGAGAAGAAACATTATTCTACTTCGCAAGCTTGTTGATATAGATCTTGAAAAATATTTTTAATAATACTTTTATCAAATTGAAATTCAGATTCATCAATATATCGATTTAGAATTGATATAGTATTTTCATCTTCTTCAACTTCAAAATTTTTATTTTCTTGAATTTCAAAATTTTCAATAATTTTAAGTTCTTGAATTTTTGAGTTATAAAGTTTATCAATAAATTTTTCAAAATCTTTTGGTTTAGATTTTTTACGAACAATCACTTTTACAATTTTATTTTCATACTCAGTTGTATCAAATAATTGATAAGGAGTGTCCTCATAGTAAATATTATAGAATAATTTATAAGGATTATCAACTGGAGTGTGTTCTAAAGTTTCTGTATCAAAAATATGAAATCCTCTTGTGTCATTTACATCAGTCCAGTACATCTCATAAGGATTGCCAAGATAGTAAACCCATCCATTATCAGAACGAGTGTGGTAATGGCCAGAAAATACCTTTTTGAACTTTGAAAAAATATTTGCATCCAATCCATGATCTTCCATTACAAGATTACGATTTACACGAAAGCCTTGAAGCTCTAAATGACCCATTGCAACTTTGGCTTTCGTCTTTTGAATATGATTTATAGTTTCATCATAATTTTCACTACAAATCCAAGGTATCATCATAATATCTAATCCACCAACATTAATTGTTTCTGGAGAACTATAAGTTTTAATGTTTGGATAATCTTTAAGAAGAAGATTTGGTGAATTTATTTCTGTAGAATTTCTAAGGAATATGTCATGATTTCCTACTATAATATGAGTATTATATTTTCTAAGTGGTTCTAGTACAACTTTTCTCGTCCACTCCAATCCCCAAAAATCAATACCTTTACGATTATCAAATGCATCCCCCATATGAATTACTGTAGTAATTCCTTCCCTTTCTAAAGTTGGAAAAAATATATTTTTATAAAAAAGTTCAAAATAATCGTGAAGAAATCTAGAAGATTTGCGGGCCGACCAGTGAGTATCTGTAATTATGGCAATTTTCATAAGTTTAATTTAAATAATACCAATCAAAATACTGTTTTAATCTACATTTACGCCTAACATTTATTGGATCTATACCCAATTTTTTACCTGCTTCAACAGCGTTTTCATATATTATACCACAAATACAAACTTTCTGTGATTTTCTTTTTCTTTTGTTTTTAGTCCAAGGTCTTTTTTGTGTTTTGGACATATTAATAAATCTTTCATAATTTTCCAACATTTTATCAGTTGGATTTTTCCATTTTTCTTTCAATTCATTAGATTTTATTTTTTTATTTCTTTCACTTATTTTTTTCTTCCGCTCTAAAACTTCTTCAGTATTTTGTGCCCAATAGTTTTTAGTAATTTGACTTATTCTTCTTTTAGTGTCCTCAGTTCTCGGAACAGAAACCCACCCAGAAGTAGCAATAGCCTTGTTAAAGTATTCTATGTTATTTTTAACATTTAATTCAATCTGAACTTTTTTTTCTTCTTCCACCAATTCTAATGGCTCAATTTTTTTAAACTCAGAAATAATTTCAAAATAAAAATTACTTTTATCTTGTTTTATTTTTTCTTTCCACCAATTACTAATTGTAAGATTTTCTGTATACCAATCTTTTTGTTTAGAGGAAGGAGAACCCCAATAATTTTCATTATAATTAAATTTTGAACCAACATAATAATAAGGTGGAGTTTGATTTTTTAAGTGTGGCAAGTATGTTATTCTATAAATAATATTCATTTTATTTTATTATCATGATACTATTTATAGAAATAATATTCTAACTATCGGTTATTGCGATATGAGATATTATCTTTAATACTATTATATTCGCTACTATGCCCTGCAAGAAGGCTATCATCAATCATCATAACTTGATCAAATCCACTTTTTTCAATAATTTTAGATTTAATATCTAATTGCTTTTTCTCTTTTTGAATTCTTCTTAGAAATGCGTAGTGAATAATCTGCGTAAAATATGCAAAAGGATTTGTTGATTTTTCAGGATCAAAGTTGTGAATATATTGAACACAATTTTCAATTCCATCAGAAATCATATCCTCACGAAACATATAATTTACAAAATTTGGTTTATATGATAGATGAGTTGCTATTTTTAAAAAACACTCTCCAAGATAATTTGGAATTGGAGGTTTTCCACTCCAATGTTTAGACCTATCTTCTTTCGTTGGTTTTCTAGAATTTCTAGTATAAAAATCGGCTTCAACTTTAGCACGATAAACCGCAAGTGCTTCTAGTAATTCACGATTATTCACATAATGATCAGGTTTCTTTTTGGGCATAGCATGGTCTCATCCAGGTTATTTTCTTGTATTATACCACACTTTAAGGGGGGTTGACAAGATGTGAAAATATGAGTAGACTAGGTTTGTTAACGATGAAGATCAGAATCTAAGTTCTTTAAGTCTCTTTAAGTCCTTTAAATATCTTTTCAAGCCTCTTACGAGCATCTTCAACTGAAGAGATATAACCCATCTTTTGAGAAGGCTTTATACGACCTCCTGGATGATGAACTTCAATACTTTCATCTTCTTTAATAAAATTCTCATAGATATTAATTAGATGATCATCTTTACTCTCAGTCATAGTAATAACTTTATCTAATTTAATCATAAAAAGATCATCACTAGACATTTCAATCCAAGGTTTAACTTTAACATACATGCCTTGATGATTTTGAAATGTCTTCATTGTAACTGGATTTTGAAGAACAATTACAGGATCACCTTCATTCTCATCAACCATTACAGATGAAAAGATTTCTTCTCCAGATACTAATTTTAAAATACAATAGAACTCTTCTCCCATTAGTTTTTAAGCGGTATATTTACAATATCATAATTAAAGTTTTCTTCATTGTAGATTTTAATTCTTTCAATCAGATGATTTAGAGTATAGTTTTTTCTTGACTTATAACTGATATCATCAGCAATATCATATAAAGTTGCTTTAGTTTTTTGATTTCCTTTTCTTAATACTCTACCAATTGATTGAAGGTTTCTAATTCTAGATTTACTTGGTGAAGCGAAGATAACATTGTGCAGATTTTTAATATTAATTCCTGTTGAAAAAGTTCCATATGATGCAACAATAATTGCATTGTTTTCTTTTTCTGTAATTTCTCTTACTTTTTCTCTATCTTCAGTATCAACTCCACCATGAACAAAAAAGACTTGACGATTATCATGTACGCTACTATTTATGAGATCGTATAGAGGTTGGCCATGACCTTCAACTCTAGAAAAAAGAATTAAAGTGTTACCTTTAAGATCTAAAGCAAGATTTTTGATGAACTTATTTCGTCTTTCGTGATTAATGATATATTGCACTTCTTCTTCAAAATTTTCAAATTTATGAGGAGAGTGTTTCAATAGAAGAATATTAATATCCAATGTTGCAACATGACCCTTCTTCATAAGTTCGTCTGTACGAATAATTTTATATGATGGGCCAAATAGACCTTCTAAAACCCATTTGTGAGTTTGTGAGCCGTCTAATGTTCCAGTAAAACCGTAACGATATTTACAATCTGAAAGTTTTGTCATTATAGATACTAATGACTTCGATTTAAATTGGTGCGCCTCATCTCCAACAACCACATTAAATCTTGAAAAATATTGACGGGGAAGTTTGTAGATAGACTGCCAAGTTGTGATAATTACTTGAGCGTCAGTTTCTCTTTCTTTTCCAGCGTAAATTTTGTGGCAAAATGAACCCACATTCCACCCATAATCTGCAAAATCTTTATACATTTGCTCTACAAGGGATGTCGTTGGAACAACTATCAAAATATTTTGTTCTTTCTCAACGTAATATCTCACAATCGAGTATATCATTAGAGACTTTCCAGAAGCAGTTGGAGATATCAATAATTTGCGATTATGTCTTAAAGCGTCGTATACTCCCTCCACCTGATAATCGCGGGGTGTATGTGAGCAAATAGAATTCATATAATCTTTTACACCTTCCTTTGAAATATGATCGTTTACTTCAAAAGGAAGACCATAGTATTTGTTATTTTTAAATTCATAAGTGTATTTGTGTTGCTCACAAAAATGTATAATTTTATCTAATAATCCGACGTAAATTTCTTGTGTGTTTACATTAAAAAGATAGATAAAACCATCCCACCACTTATTTTTGTAAGCAGGAGAAAACTTGGCATTTGGAACCTCAAATTGAAATGAATCTCTTAATTCATAATAGACATGAGGTTCTGCAGTGATTTGTAAATATACTTCATTCTTTTTTTCGATAATCAAATGGCTCATATTTTATATCATTGCGATACAAATATTTATTGGCAATAAAAAAGAGGCCGAAGCCTCAATTATACCCTGCCGTGAATTTCATAAATTCAATACTATTTTTGATTTGGAAAGTTCGGTTAGAAATCATGCGAATAATCTCTTCTAAAAATTTCAACATCGTATCATAGTATCTGATCTTCATATCAATCTTATTAAGCCTCTCATCGGCATCCATATGCCTCTGTATGGCGTCTTTCTCTCTGACTTTATATGGGAATGGCTCTTCTACATAAACCTCTGCTGGAGCCTTTCCTGTGTAGTAGTTGTAGCGTTCTAATCGGACTCTGTTATAAGTCTCTCTTGCTTTCTCTCTAAGAAGAGTAATAGTATTATAAATTGTGTAATATTTGGAATGTAGTTGAGGAATTTTTAAAGATTCATCGTGTAGGTTGTCAGGATCCATGACAGAATCTCTCTGCCACATATCCTGGATTTCATCAAGATTCATGGAGTTGTATCAATATTATAGACAGTATACTTGAAAGTCACGTCTGCTGTAAAGTACTGAATGTCGGTCTGAGTGGAATCGAAATCCAATGATGTCAAATAAATTGGAAACATATTTTTAAATTTCACTGTAGCACTTGTTTTAAAATTACTATCTAAAATATAAAGTGTACCATCACTAAATGCTCTTTTTGGATCTAATGGTTGTGTTACATCCTTTGGATTGGTCAATAAATCTCTATATTGTTGTGTAGTTTCTGGAAATCCAAGGCCTGTAAGCCAATTATGAATAGCCATGTAATTTTCCATATCCTCATCAACAATAAATCTTAATGTCAAATCACCATACTGAAGTTTTCCTCCAGGGACATCTAGATCTTTCAAATAAGTCGGCTGTTGAAGAACAGACAATGAAAGTTCTGGAATTTTTGCAGTATTGCAATAAAATGGAACTTTAGGTTCTTTCGCCAAAGTAAATTTAAATCCAACTGGAGAAAGAAAATTTCGATTTGAAATTTGGTCTGGAAAATTACAAGCCATATTTTTAATACTTTCCGTACATTAATCCGCTTATTTTTGACTTGGACCAATCTATAGGTTTTGATTTTGTGTTGGGTACTGGTGTAACATCTATGTTACGAACACCATATTCTTTCCATCCAGAATAACCCAATGCCTTAGCAGTGGCATCAGTTAAATCTGCCTGCCTATCACCTACATATGGCCCCCTATCAATTACTGGAACCGTCAAAGATCTTTTAGTTCTTGGATCTGTTAGTCTAACTTGACTACCTAATGGTAATGTTTTATGTGCAATTCCTAAAGACTGTGGAGTTAATATTGACCCAGAAGCAGTTCTATTTCCATATAGTCCAGGACCATATGAACTAGTTAAACCCATGACACCCAATACAGGTGCTTCTGACATAAACTGCTTAAAAGTCTTCATCTTTTTATTTTTATTTAGATAAAAAAAGAGGGCTCCGAAGAACCCTCTAAAATTATGTGAATTAACTCACATGAGATTAGCAACTTTAACTCTTCTGTAGTATCTGTTGCTGTTTGCAGCAAGGCGACCAAGACCTTGATTGGTTACATCACCTTCAGCAAATGGGTTGGAAACAAGACCATAGCGGGTCTTGAAGCCAATCTTAGGCTGGAAGGTGTCCTGACCAACGGCACGTACCATTTGGAGAGGAACATATGGGCAGTAGAAGA